TCAGACGACCGCCATACTTCATTCTTAGTAAACGCCTTAGCGTTGCCTACAGCCATAGCATAAGCTCTTGCGGACTGCGCCTGAAGTTTGTCATCACCCTTCAGCGGCATTGCCAAAAGAGATGATAGCTTCCAAGCAAGAGCCTCAACAAACAATTGGTCGTATACCGCTGTATTCGTCACCAGAGCCGTATAAATCAATTCAGCTTTCTCGTGGTCAGTTAAAATGGTTTTACCGCCAAGATCCGCGCGAGCCCCTATTTCAAATGGAATCCGGTCTTCATCATTAACCTTGGCTGGATTATAAATCTCCAGAGCGTTAAGAGCGTCGACAGGATATTGATAAACAAAATCGAAGCCAGTTACGGTTTCGGTTAGCAGAGCGAGCGCTGCTTGTTTCCTTGCCCAACGCGGATTGATATCCGTCAAAGAGGCGTCTCGCGCCATTTCATAAATACGATTGAGAATCTGCGCTTCTCTTGAATCTTCAGTTAGAGATTCAATGAACGCGCCTTTAACTTGAGACAAGCCAAGGTTGCAAATCTCAATGCTGGTTGACACACCTTATTTCTTTTTCTTGCCGTACTGACTGATTGCCATAGGGCTTGAGTGATCGAACTCTACAGGTTTTAGGTTTGTCATTGAACTGAAGGTTAAAGGTCGAATATCATTATTCTTCAATTCAACACTGTCCTCCCGAGCAACGTAAGCCCTTGACTTTAGTTTAGGATGCAGCCCTACAGGTTTCTCTGCTGAGAAATGTTCTGGGACAGGTTGATCCTCCCCTGTGAACTCCAGGATTTCTCCTGGAGTCCATAGGCGTGCTTTGTAATAACACTTGCTGACGCAGTAACAGGTCATTGTTACGCAAAGTCAGTAGCAGGAGTGTAGCTATGTTTACTCAACACAATGCCAAGCGTGATCTGACCAGAGGTAGGATTTGTTCCGACCACGTCATAATTCGCTCGGATAAACCGCTCACACAACCCGTTGATTGCTGGCAACTGAACCAGTGCGCCTGCCGTCAAGCTGGCCAGGGCAACTGATGTTGAAAACAGGTTTCGTGCGCTTGTGAACGATGCGTTGTCATCCGTCTGTAGCTGGATGTCCAAGTGTGTCAGTAGCGTGAACGCCTGATCAATGCTGCAATGCAACACGAGAGGTTCACCAGCTCCAATATCGGGAATCGCTCCGGTGTCGTAGATGTTCGTAGAAGCAGCGTCAGCCGTAATCGCCTGAGCGTTGCTCAATAATGTTTGTTGATCTAAGTAACTCATAAGGTTTTTCCTTTCTCGGATTAGGCGATTGTCGCCTCAGTGTTGAGGATTGCGTCCACGCGCTTTACAGGTATGCCATCGAAAGCCATCACGGTCTTACCCGACACAGTGTCAAGAGTAAGATTTGAGACGACTCGCAATGCAATCTGTCGGCGTAAGAAACTCCGGACAGTTCGGTTTACGTAGAACACGCACCGGCCCATTTTCATGCCCGGCATGATTTCCAGGGCTTGACTCATCAAGTCGATGAGGTCCGCGCCAGTTGCAGCGTTCTTAGTTAGATCGCCAATGTCGATGTTAGCGATTCGAACTGTATACCGCCAGTCGCGCAGTGAAAAACCGCACTTCCATGCGAAATGAGTTCGATAAGCTTCCATACGTCCACCACCCGCACCGTCCGCATCTTCGATCGTGACTTGTCCTTTGTCTGTGACCGTAAGACCAGCAGACGATCCTTTCGGGTAGATGCCGTGCGCTGTCATATCACCCCAACACACCAACCAGATCGAAGTGTTAGCAGATTCCGTTCCACCACCCAAGATCAGGTTTGATCCGTTCTCCGCGGTCGTCGAATTGTAACGAGGAGCTAACCCCATGAATTTTTCAGGGTCAAGCCCTACGTTTCCATAAATCAGAGTGTTCGCAAACTCTTGATTCATTCCTTCGATATGCCCGCGATCTTCAGACAATCTGAATTCCGAAGTGTTCCCATTGAGATCAGCCAAAGCTTGATCGATTTCCGAGTAAGCTTCGAGCGTGCCAATGGTTTCGTCAACTTGCACAGTACGAGACTTTGCAGGTTGAACACCGAAGTTTAACAATCTCCATGTCGGAGTCGGCAATCCTGATCGGACAGTAGTTCTGTGGCCAGTCGGCAAGTTGCCTTCCGTCCAAGACATATCTTCTAGGATCGCGTTGGTCTCCTCGAGGATTTCTACAATCTTAGAAATCTTCCCATCCCTATCTGTTCGTTTCGCCACGTCCGCAAGCGTCGGGCGAGTAGTACCTAATGTGGCCATATATTTCCTTTAATGTTTTTAAGTTTTACCTTGATTCGGATACAGCACCTCAGCTGCAGTTTTTTTTGCAGCACCATTTACGTCAGGGTCAATCAGTCGATCTTCCCCTAGCGCTTTACCGAATTTCACAAATGCCTTGAACAATGCAGGGTGATCTCCCCAGCCAGTGTCAAAGACCTCCTTCAGTTCTGGAATACCGGCAAAGCGTACAGCTCGTAACGCAATCTCCCGATTTACTTCGAAAGCAGCGCCGCCATACTCTTTGTCGTTTTTGATTTCGTCCACCCATTCCTTGCGAGATTCAGCCCAGGCTTCGTTCATCTTGGACTCATAGGTTTTCACGGTTTTGTCGACCAGCTTATTGCCGAGATCAGCAAACCTCTGGGCGTTAGGCTGCGAAAGATTCAACTCTTTCGATACCGTAGATAACTCAATCACAAGTTCCGGGTCTAACGTCACGCCTTCAAGAGCCTTAAACTCATACCGCTCAGGAGCACCTTCAGGAGCCTTAACATCCTTGATTCCCTCTTTAGGTTTTGGCTCTACGCCTTCCGCTGGCTTTGCAGCCACCGGAGGTTGTCCTTCGACTTGAGCTTTCGGATCGTCGTTTAGTAACGTGTCGCCAGTTTTTACGTCCTCACTTGCTTTTCCAGCTTCAGTGTTAATTTGTGCGGGTGATACAGGATCGGGCATAAAATGTTCCTTCTACTTCAAGCTATTACCAAATAATTTCCGTAAGTCCATACCCCTAAGCAATAATTCTGGAATCTTCTCCGGGGCAGCCTCACAGATGTCTGACCAAAACCGCAACATGAAATCTCGCTTGCCTTCGTTGTGATATGTCCACGCATTACCTGTCATACACGAAGCGAACATTCTCCCTTCATCCATGAACCTCTTGAAAAATCTAACTCCTTCAGGCGTGTACAAAATCTTTTTAAGATCATTAAGCTCTTCTTCCCTTTGAGCCTTTTGCTTCGCCCTACTCTTCTTTTCCGAATCCTCATCGGTGACATCTAAAGCCTTATCTTCTTCTTCAGGTGATTCCATAAACTTTTTGTCCTATATGCCCTATCTGTTCGCTGAGATTTAAATCGCATTCTACAGAAAAACCAGACTCAATAGCCTTTCGACAAAAAAAGTAATCTTCACCTAAACATTTATCGCCGTCATAGGTAGAGTTAAACCAAGGGAATTCAACTTTCTTAAATACTTCTAAGTCAATCAGTATGACCCCGCACCCAAGAAGCCAGTTAGATCCTTCCTTAATTGCTGTGCTTTTCTGTGGAAAAGTCCTAGTGCTAGATTGAACGCCAATAACAGATTGATCGTGATCCAGAAGTCTCTGGAGCGTGTCATGCGGGAATGTCATGTCTGAATCAATCATCAGAAGGTGTGTAACACTTGGAACTTTCAGAGCTTTCAAAACAATCTCATTCCTTCCTTTATGAACAACACAGGTCTTATGATTCAAAACGCCAGCAATAATAAAATCTTCTTGGTGGCGGTACGCAGAAAAAAGGATCATCTTCGATAGACAAAAAGCGAAGTCCGCGCACACAATATCCTGACTCAGAGTTGCAATTAAAACGTGATTCATCTAGCAGCAGGCGGCGGAGTCCCAGCGCCACCAAGTAATGCGTCAAGAGCTGTGGTATCACCGCGAGGAGTTGTTCCGAGATCCTTGATTGCGCCAGCAAAAGGCTTAGCTTTCTCAGCCAACATCGCAGCACGCTGATTGTTCGCTTTAACCATTCGAATCTTTTCAACGACATCATCCGATTTAATAACTTTTGGAGCGATTCCAAGGGCGGTACTGTATTGATCTACGGCCTCATCAAAATCCACTTTATCAAGAACATCAGGGCTTGCTTGCGCTACCCTACCCACAAATCCAATAAGCTGTTCGATGGGAGCGGTTGCCACCATCCTTTGTGCTTGAGCGAGCAACGAAATATATTCAACTTTCAAATCTAACCCAGCCTGTAACTCTCTTGGGATAGGCGGCAAGATTCTCAGCTCAGCCATGATATTGAATACACGATCAATGATCGGGTCCATAGATTCAGACTGTTGACGTTCAATAATTGGCCCCAGCATCATCAGCTTTTCTTCGTGACGTTTGGCAACCTCGAAGGCCGTCATATCTTTATCAGCCTGGATCACGCTGAGAAAGAGATCGTTGAAAAAGAATCCGCGAATTCTGCGTTCGACACGATCAATCTCGAAGGCTATTTGCTGAAGGTTGGGATTTACGAGATACGCTGGAGTAAGCCCTTGATTACCCTGATTTACATCCACCCAGTTCACGCCGCCCGACACAGTTGTGGCGCCTTGGTTCTTCAACGAAACAGGCGCGTTCATCGGAGGATCAACCTGCTTGTCTAGCGCCTTTAGCTTCTTCTCTTCGATCTTTTGCAACATCTTCACGTCACCCAGCGCATCCATCGCAGGAGAGCTCCCGTAGGTATCGACACCTGAAACTTCCCAGCGTGGAGCAATGAAAGGAATCGAATTATACCCGGACTCACGCAGGATTATATCTTCATTCTCACCGGCGTATGGATAGTAAATTGATTTGTAGGATTTCCCTCGATAATCACCGCGCCCATGTTCCTTATTGCCATTTACCACGATAGCATGTTGAACCTCGAATCGTTCATCAATCTGACCATTACGAAGAGCTGACCTCACAGCATCAGGAAGATTACCCATTCCGTCTTCGCCTTTCCCGAAATGTTCAGCCATCTGCTGCGCGCTCATGCTGAATTGACGCAGCAATGCGTTCGGACGATACCGACAATCCAACGCCAAGACAAACTCGCCGATAGTCATAGGCCGACACCGGATCACTGTTTCCAGATCTTCTTCGATAATCATTGCAGCGGTTCCGAATGCACCCAGCTCCCAATAAACAAAATGTATGGCGCTGTAGAAGTTCGATCGCGCAAAAATTTCTAGCATTCCGAGACGCACCTTATGCAGCCATTCACGCACAGGCTGATATTCCGCTAACTCTTCGTCCTTCAAAGTAAGCTGAAACCAAGGTCTTGAAGGAGATGTCAGGCCACCCTGCAAACCGCCAGCTAAAGTTTTTAAGGCTTGAATCGCAGAGCCATTGATAATCTTTTTATGTTTCGTTCGTCCTTCAGTCTGGAAATTGTCGTTCACCTCACCCATCAAATACTTTCCGCGACGAGGCACAAGATATTGACGTATATCTTCCCAATGCGACCGCCAGTCAGACTGTTCGTTTCGTAACTTCTGAAGTCGCTTTCGATAACCACTGGTCTTAGTGGCTTCTATCGCGCCGTAGCCCGATCCGTGTGGCATGTTAAGCGGTGTAACCTAAGAGCGTTGCTTTACCCGTCGTGGCCGGACCCGGAACACCAAGCGGCGTTGTTAATATGGTCGATGCCTGACCTTTGGCAAGAGCAGCGGCGCGCTGTTGCTTTTGCTTGGCAGCTTGCGACTCGGCCGTGGGTATCGTCGGATCAATCACCGGCGGCGGTGGAGTTATAGGCGCGACCGGAGGAGGAGCGGCAGGTTTAGAGAATAATCCAGGGATGCACATGGTTAAATCCTTTTCACGTATTCTTTCACAAAAAAACCATAAGTAAATCCCAGTAACTTTAATGAGCCGACGATAGAACGACGGGCACCGACGACTCAGGTTCTTTACTCATCCATCCTTCTATCGTGTCGAGTCTGTGTTTCCAAGTGTGCTCTTCCAGGAATCTTTCGCGCGCTGCCATTCCAAATTCTTTCATGCAGCCCAGCGTGAGAGTTGTTTTCAGCGCAGCCTTGTACGATCTCCAAAAATAATCGCCGTAGAAAAAGATTTCTTCGCCTTCCTCAAAAGCATACGCCAACGCTTCGCTCCTATCCGTCAACAAAGCTTTCTCACATGCTGCCGTCTGGAAGACGCGATAAGGAATCCCTCCTTCTACAGACTGCGGGTCCGTCGCTTGAATATGCAGTGCCCCGTAGCTATAAACTTTTGCCAGAGATTCAGGATGCCAGTTTGAAGTGTCAACAATCTCGATCTTTCCTTCTTTATCGCCCAGCAGCACCCTCAGCTCAGGTTCGTTCGCGTGACCGAGTTGTTCCATTTCAGAAAAAATAGCCAGCTTCGAGGGATCGGTTCTTCGAAGCATTACGATCCTCTTGGAATTCTTTGCCAGAGCCCAAACGATCCATCGAACCTTTCTGGATTCAGAAATTTTAAGCGAATTCATCACTCCATGCTTTGCATCAAAGATTCTAATCAATTCCTCAGCGCGAGACATTTCAATGTCGGCTTCATCCTTCAAGTTGACAAAGGTTATACGCGAGACCTCATCATCAATAGCTTTAACCAGAAGTTGCGCCGGTCTGGACAGCAACTTAAACAATCCGTTGATGTAATTGTGTGAGTGCAGCATGCCAACAAACACAATCTTGTCTGGCATCGGATTGTCGTCGTTCGGCTTGAACTCTTCGATGTCAGCCGATAAATGAATCTCGTGGGAGTCCAATCCCCATAACTCCTTTGCTTGACCACGCCAATATCCATCCCAAATTCCAACATGAAAATCTTTTCGTGTAGCCACATCTCGCATCACGCCCTCCATCATCTGATCTTTGACTCGGTGCACAGGGTCATCAAAGAATAAGGCGATCTTCTGAACGTCTTGCCATTCGGGCTTGTCCCAAACGGACATGTAGACAAAACCGGTGGTTGCCAACCAAATGATGCGATCAGGGTTATTAAATGACTTTAGGCAAGACTCAAACTCCTCTAGCTCAAGCAACTTATCGTCAGACTTCGCAATATACATAACGCCGACCGAATGACCTTGGCTCACAAGCTCGCGTCGGATCTCTCGAAGAACGAAGTCTTCTTTATGAGACCAGATCTGAATGAAGACGCAGTTCATTTGCGACCCGTAGGGCGCCAACCATGTTTAATCCCACGAAGCAATCGCATTTGCGCTTCTGCCTTTTTCTTCGTTGTCGATTTGCTTTTGGTTCCATGTGGACTTGTCACTCTAAACTTCCCGCCTTTTGTAGGTGAGATTTTATATGGCATACAGCTTCCTTTCTTTGGTGTTACGCCAACACGTCATATTCAGTTTTACACATATCTGAGGATCGAGACAATTCATGAATGGGATCAGGCTTTTGAATCGACGACGCAAACGTCAGAGCTAAGGCATCGGCCAGGTCAGGAGAATGTAGACCTCGAGCTTTCATCTGTTCCTTGCTTTCTATCTGCAATCGGTCGCCTACGTCAAACCAATACATCGGAGCGCACATATCGCCTTCAATCCCATTAATATCTGGCAGGCAACCTCCGTCCTTCATCCAGTCTCTCATCTTGCTCCACATCTCGGCTCGCAGATTCTTGAACTTCGGACTGCTGGGCTTGGAGCCAGAGTTTACTCCAAGAATTTTATTCCTGCCAAGTTGACGCAGCCGGTCCACCACGCCCGCGCCGATTCCAACCTCGTCTACAAACGTCATGTCAGCCTTCTCAGAATCCATATAGAGAGATACCTGGTTTGAATATTCCATTAGGTTGAGTTGACGAAACACCCTGGGCTCGAAAGCCTGAAAGCCTTGCCTTGGAAATATCACGCTCGAATCATCGCCGAACCTGGCAACGTCAACACCGAGAACCTTGGCCGCATAATAGTACCCATGCTCCGGCAATGATCTGGACGTAGCTTCAAGAACTAAATCCAACGGAATGAATGAGTCCACAGCAGCCGCGTGAAAATCGCATTCAAATTCTTGAGCAAATACAGGCGGCGCCATCTCTCTCTTTGCCTTCTCGATTTCGTCACGCGCAATAATGTTGGTATCATTCCATCTCTTCAGATCGTGAAACCAGTCAGCGTCTTTGATCGCCGACTGATAAAGTTCACTAAAAAGGTTCAACCCTTTTGGTGTCCCGATGAACAGCGCCCAGCCTTGACGGTCTGCCAGCGCAGGACGAATGATCTCACCCCAAACATGAGGCTTCATCTGAGCTACTTCATCCATCACAACACCGTCGAAGTACAGCCCACGCAGAGCGTCAGGATTGTCAGCGCCGAACAACCTGATTGCAGACCCATTAGTAAAAATGACAGTCAGTTCGCCTTCTCGAATCTGTACGCCAGGTATTTGAACTGCATACCTCTTCAAAATCTCCCAGCAAACAGCTTTGCTTTGACCGTAGAAAGGCGAGATGTAACAGAAGCGGCCGAGTTCCTTTTTGCATTTCAGAGCAGACATCAAAAGCTCGATGACTGCAAACGTGGTTTTTCCGCTACGTCGATGCCAGACAATAACCGAAAACCTTTTGAGATTGAAATGTGCCGCGTGTTGATATGGACGCGGCACGAAAGAAACTGTGGCGTCAACCTGCTTCGGCGTCATCTGTTTTATCAATCTTTACTGGCACAGAATATGGATCGACAACGTTGATTACCATGCTTCCGTTCACCTCATGCTTCATCGTGTCAGGCAGACCAAAAGCCTTCCGAACCATATCATCAAATCGAACTTCGACGCGACTTAAGGCGTCCAACGCAATCGGATCTACGGCGGGCGCCATCTGGTTTTTGCTTTCATCAATCTCTCTCCGAGCTTTCCAACCTCTTTTGATCGTGTCCTTAACCCAGTCAGTTGCTTCACCAACCAAAACCTCTTCGACTTTTTGGCTCACCCTTTTCTCTAGTTCTACCTTTTTGACACGCCACTTTTCTCTAGCACAATGAAGCGTAACCGACCTGGGAGTTAGCCCAAACCTTTCGCCAAGCTCGCGGCACGATCCTTCACCGCGCTGGTAGCAAGCCCTCACCTCTTTCAAGAGCTTCCCGTTCGCACGTTTCCTACCCATGGTGATTCCCGTTGATTAAAACCATCAGTTGATCGCCGTTCTCTTCTATCTCAGGTTCGTCCATCTTCTTCCTGAAATAACCAGGGCTAACGTACCTTAGAAGTCCAGTAAAACGCAAAACCGTTTCTAGGTCGGGCCCGTTGAGAAAATGCTTCGCTCCATCGACTATGCGTGTAGCCCTTCTGATATTTTGTTCTCGATAGACCCTGCTGGCGTGAGACCTCACGGCGTGTTCCATAAGGTGCGTGTCATCGACAGCTCTCCGTATGACACTCAGGAACAACACCTTGTAGTGAAAATCTCCCCCGGCTTCTGGTTTGGGCTTAACTATCAAAACACCAAACAAATGCCACATTTATCAGAAACTGTCAACTGGCACCCAGACATTTACTTTGGCGCCGACCAAACAATGTCCTTTAACAACGAATCTACAACCTGTCGATTGCCGCCCGCGGACAGGAATTGGCGAAGATCTTTGGCAGGCGGCGCCCATACGCACGATCTTACATTCAGATGCAACTGAAGCTTGTTGGACCCTCTTAGACCTGGTGTGTCATTGTCGGTCACGATTAAGGCGCGACTGAAACGACGGTGAGCCATGAACTTTTTGACTTCGTCCTCGCATCCCAGGCATGAAGGTCTGCCGATAGCAGCGTAACCCAAAGGAAGGGCAGCAGCACAGTCCGTGGGTCCCTCGACTACCATCAGAACATTCTCGTTCGAAGGCAAGACGCCCGGTATGAACAAGCCAGCCCTAGAACCTTTCACTGCCCACTTTTGACCGTTCCATGCTCTTAGTCGGATTCCGATGATCTTGCCCATCGGATCTTTCATCGGAAACGCCCAGGCTTTATAAGGTCTGGCCCACGCACACCCGAGGTTGACCAAGGCCATCGGACAAACGTCTAGGTCGCTGGCAAGCCTGGCAATCTGTCCTGCGCTGGTCTCTTGAGACCAGTTCTTGCAAAGGTTATCGAAGTCAGGAGCGCTCTCAATTGTCGGCGCCTGAGTCCTCTTTTGGTAATAGACCGGTGCGGTCCGCTCGTTTGACTTATGTAGCCACCCTCCATTTTTCAGTGGCTTCAGACTTTCAACCCGCATACAGCAAGCTGCGCCAGCCTCAGTGTACGTGCACCAGTCAGCCTTCTCGCATACCCGGCACGGATCCTTCTTCGATACTCGAAGCCAACTAGAATGGTACATCGCCGCCTTCTTTCAGTGCCCCGCTCGCAGGCAAAAATTGACCGTTGGCCGTGATCGCCCCTTTGGAATCACCATTCTTTTTTATGGATTTGTCTTGCGACCCCAGGCGCTGAGGACGCACCGCCTTAGCAAGAGCCTCAAGCTGGCGTATGCTCATCTTGACTTTAGCGCCTGCGCGCGTCGCAACGCTCTCTGCTTCTGCTATAGGTGACATCTGTGCCTTTTTGGTGGACACTGTGGACTCCTGTGGACATTTTGTGGACATTGTGGACATCCTGTTTTTACGATAAGCCTGCTTCTTCAAACGAAAATACTCTTTTCGATCTTCGCCTCGACCTAACTCTCTATATTTCAAGTAGTTAAGTATCTTCCATCCTCCATCAATTTCGCAAACTCGACGGCCGTCATGATCCTTGGTTCGGCTGTCTTCATCGTTGGACATGAGGGTTTTCAATGCTTTCAGGCAGTCCTTACGAGAAACCCGGGCGGCATCCGACAGGCCGCCAACCGAAGCCCAGACCTCACCGTCCTTGTCTGACAAGGCCAGCAAGGTGATCCAGACGATCCTGGTTTTATCGTTTTCACGCCAGATTGAAGAGGTTGTGATTGAGCAGAAGAGTTTTGCGAAAGGTTTCATGGACTGATTTCCTTGGTTTTTATTTTGCCGCGCTTAATTTTGTCGAAATCTTCATCTGAGGATTGCTAGTGAATTCATGGTCGTCCTGCTCCAGCCATTTCCAATGGTCGCCATCTCCATCCATTATTTGCTAGACCGTTAATCAACCGGCTCGCATCCGCCATGGGCAAATCTTTAGTTTCGTAGCCATACTTCTTCAACAGCTTCGCCTGCTTCATCGTGCACAGCTTATTATTCCATCGACGGAACATTTCGTTGATAACTTGCTTGTTTTGATGATAGGTCATGGAATCAGGATTCAACCCCTGTTTTCGAAGCAACCCCTTTTGCTTTTCGCTTAAGGTCATTCCGTGATCCCACCCGCGTTCTCGCTCTGGCGTGATGTCAAATACTGAAAACGGATTAATGTTTACCGTACTGTAGGCGGCCTTACCCACTAACCTAGCTTTGCGTGCTGCGTCTCGAGCTTTACGTTCTTCAAGTTCTCTGCGAGCCTTCTCAAGTTCTTCAGTCATATCAACTGATTCGCCACGCTGACCTTTCTCGCGAGCCTCTTTTTCAGCCAGCTCAATCTCTTCGTCCGAGAACTTGCCGCCCAGGATGTCCGCGGTCGTAATGAGCTTGTGCCGCCCAGAGTTCCCAACAAAGTCGACGACCAACATGCTTCGCTTTAGGCTGTTGGCAATGGCAGCCTTACGTTCCTCCGAGGTTCCCAGACCATCGACAACGCCAGCCAACGGCCGCGTGGCACGCCCCACCATCTGAGAGTATAGACATCGGCTTTTGGTTGGTCGCGCCTGCACAATGCAATGGATTCCTACCTCATCGTAGCCCTCAGTGAGCACGCCACAGTTGACCATGATTTGAGTTTCGCCAGTTGAAAACTTCTTGAGCGCGAGCCGCCGATCTTCCTTTGGCGTCTTCCCGCAGATCCATTGAGCCATCTCCGGCTTATGCCTGTTGAAAATGTCCGATAACATTTCAGCTTGTTTCACCGACACAGTGAACACCAGTGTCTTACGGTCTTTGATAATGTCGAGCGCCGCACTGGCAACGCAATGGAGGTTCTTCTCCAGCTCCATGACCTCAGCCAGCTCGCCGCCGTTGAGATCGCCTGCGGTCGTGTGGACCTGAGAAAAGTCCAGTCCTTCGACCGTCACCATTTGTTGCTCGATCGGTACGAGATACCCGTCTTGAATCGCGTCTAAAACCTCGTAATCAAACGCCACCGATTCAAACACTTGACCGAGCGCCTCTTCATCCGCTCGGTCCGGCGTCGCAGTCACCCCCAAGACCTTTAGGTTAGGATTCTGACGGTAATGCTCGAGGATCCGGCGGTACGTGTCCGCGGTCGCATGATGCGCCTCATCGACGACGACCACCCCAAAATCTTCGGGAGAGAATCGGGTCATCCTCGTCTTACCTTCAGGTCCCGAGACTTGAGTTTGAATCGTCGAGATCACCACTGGCGCTTGATGAAACAAGGAGGTCGAGGCGGTTAAGTCAGCCATCTCAACCTCGCACTCCGCGCCAAGCATCCTTTCAACCTTGTCTCGCGCCTGCCAGATCAGCTCCTCGCGGTGAGCTAAGACCATGCCCCGCGCAGGCTGAACTCTACGCAATATCTCAGCGAACATAACCGTCTTGCCGGTCCCCGTTGGCATGACGACCAAGGTTGAGCTGTGTTCCTCCCACTCCTTAAACACCGCGTCAACCGCCTTTTGCTGGTAGTCGCGCAGCTTCATTTAACCGCCTTTTGCCTGATAGCCTTAACTTCCGCAGGCACAGCCATCTTCCATAGAAATTCTGAAAGGTATCCACGCCCCTTACAAAACGTACATTTATCACGAGTATGCCCCTGACACGTCGTACATACCGCGTGCGGAATCAACTGTTTCAAATCCGCGAAGAGAGACTTTAATGAGGTCAGGACATTCTGGTTGATGGCCGTGAAACACACGTCATTGGACTTAAACCCTTCCTCGACTACACACTTCACATCACTGATCTTGGTCAGTAGGTGAGACAAGGTTGTAGCTCGGTTCCAGTCTTCCAAAATGCTTTCAGGTATAACCCAACCCCCTTCATCCCTCTCTTCAGCGTCTTCAAAAAACGATTTCGCTGACTCCTTAATACTGGACGCTGTAACCTTCCCGCCGCCTTTCGAAGCAGCTTTCTTAAGTACCGCCTCTCGTTGATCTTCATCAACGTCAGACAGTGCTCGTGCCTGAGCGTGGGTTAAAGATTTAAACCCGGCTTTTTGAATGATTTTGGATGTGTTTAGCAGCTCATAAGCCCACTGCTTCGTGATACCACATTCCTTTTCACAAAATTCTTTGAAAGAGTCGTACTTAAAAGACCATATTTTTTTCTCATGAGCTTCCTTGATGAGAAGCGCTGCTTCCGTTGTTGAGATTCTCCATCGTTTTATTCCGTTAGAAATTCTATCGAAATCCGATTTGCTAATTTTTGGGAGTAACGTATTCAATCTTTCGATCCTTTCTTTCGGTTGCAAGATTTACGCGCAGTGGCATGTGAAATTATCACGCCCAAAAACATCCCGCCTTAAGTCCTTAGGAATAGGCGTTTTTTTTCTGTAAGTCGTTGATTTGCAAGGAAGGCGAGTCAATTTAATTGACTCCTTACGACCGAAATGTTTCGTTGGTTCTCAAAAATTCTAATGAGCTCTTTTGCCAAGCACCCTTCCCCACCGCGTCATTGCCGCTTCTCGCGCCCACTTGCTACGCTGCTTCTTGGAAAACTTTTTCATCCAGCGACCGTGATTACGCTTGGCGAGCACTCTTTGCGCCTCAATTTCTTTCATAGACATACCGCACATTACCGGCTAGCACCTAAACTTGTCAACAAAAATAATTAAAGATAATGCTTGCTAGCAGGTATGGTCATGCTGTAATTAACGGACATGACAAAAAACTTATTGGAAAATGAACCACAAGAAACTCTGACGCTACCTTTACCTAAGCTGTTTAACAACTCAAGGGTTAAGCAATACGCCTTGGCAATTTCTCAGTCTGAACGCAACGGAAAGTTTACTCGCGTATCACGCGAAACTCTTTGCCGTTGGGAAGCGAAGCTAAAAGCTATGATTGCCGATGAGGTCAGGCGGCAAGGCGGAAGAAAAACTTTGTAAAAATAAAGCTTGCGCACTAGCTAGCAAACAACGTAAAAAGGAAAATATGAACTTACCAGAAAAAATTGAATCACCCGCGACACTGCGGGATTTATTATCGAAACAAAAAGAACAGTTTGCTTTGGCGTTACCGAAGCACCTTAATGCGGATCGGTTTGTAAGAGTGGCGCTCACCGCTTTTAATAAGACGCCAAGGTTAATGGAATGCACGACAGCCTCAGTGTTGAGCTGTTTAATGGATTGTGCTCAGCTCGGTCTCGAGCCGGACAATGTGCTAGGTCGAGCCTACCTTATTCCATATCGCAACAAGGAAGGCGGGACCCAATGCACGTTGCAAATCGGGTACAAGGGTCTTGTTGACCTTGCCTACAGGTCAGGCCAGGTGGACAGCATCGACGCATTTGCGGTGCACATGAACGACAAATTCACGTTGACACTAGGGTTGAGCCCGAACATTGAGCATGTTCCAGCCTTGACTGATCCGGGCTCGCTTAAAGGCGTGTACGCGGTGGCTTCACTGAAAGGAAGCACTAAGCCTAAGTTTGTCTACATGACCAAGGAAGAGGTTGAGTCGATACGTAAACGTAGTCGAGCTGGAAACGACGGCCCCTGGGCGACCGACTATGAGGAAATGGCGAAGAAGACCGCGGTTAAACGGCTGGCAAAGATGCTGCCTATTTCAGCAGAGTTCAACGATGCGGTATCTCGCGACAATGACAATGAGTTCGAGGATCGTATCCAGGCGGCCAAGCCGGTGTTTGAGACGCCGGCTCAGCCTACTAAGCTGCTTGAACCCGAAAAATCAGCAGAACCTGCAAAACCAGAACCATCGGACAACGACACAACAAGCGAAGAAGGTGATAAGCTGAGGGAACTTTGCAAAAAATATGATCTACCCGAGAAGGACACGCTTTGGTGGCTTACTGAAGGTGGTTTTATTGAGTCTTCACTTGACCAGATTCGTCCCAAGCAACTGGCGTCAATTATGAAGGCGCCCGAAAAATGGGTTAAGACGGTCAAGCAGTCAGTTAAAGGCGTTGAGGCAGCGGCGGCGAAGGAGGGGAAATGATGAACCTATGTGATGACGGGCACAACGTGGTGGCGTATGATTCGAAAAATTGTCCGGTCTGCGAGGCGATAAGCGAGTTGGAGAGAGGACAAAATTCTTTGATTAAAAAAGTGGAAGAGCTTGAAGCGGAAATTGAGAACCTAAAATCGGAGGAAAAAAATGAGTGAGACACCAGCCATTTACCGAACCAGACCTGTTACGTCCGCCAGCAACCTATTCAGGCGTAAGCTGTGTCCGGGCAGCGCGAAGCTAGAAGCGGACGCACCTGAGGAAACTTCGGAGGAAGCAAATGAAGGGTCGATGTTACATGATCAGATGACCCTCTTGCCTTCTGTTGGTAAAACCTGCCTCAACCCAGACCAGCAGTGGTGTATCAACTTTTGCCGGGGGGAGGCTGCGCGGCTTGTCGCCAAGGTTTTTGGAGTGAATAAACCAAAGTTCCACATGGAACAGGCCCTGGACTTTGGTGGCGTCCAGGGCTTTGGGCACGCTGACTTTATCGCATTCCATGGTGGCGTGGGACTCGTAATTGACTACAAGTTCGGGCGTAGGGAAGTCCAGCCAGCCGAGGCGAACATGCAACTACGAGCCTACGCTCTAATGGTGGCACAAGCTAACTTTTGCACTGAGGTTTACGCGGCCATCATCCAACCACGAGCTGATGATGACCAGAACAGGGTCCGGATTGTTCAGTATTCTGACACGGATCTGGAACAGGCTGGCGCCGAGATTGAGGCTATCCTGAAATCTGACAACGACGACCTGAAACCAGGACTTGAACAATGTCACTACTGCCGGGCCCGGTCGTTCTGTCCTGCACTCAAAGCCCAGTCTACCGAGCTTCAAAAAGCTACAGTAGATGGCTTGACCCTTAGTAACGCCGCGGAGCTTTACCGATACTGCAAGATCGTCGAGCGTCACATTGACGCACTAAAACAAAAGATTTACCTTCTTGCCGTGGAAGCGGAAGCCTGCAACCTACAAATTCCTGGTATAAAACTCAAGCCGGGGACCGAGAGACGTGCCGTAAACGACCCTCAGAAGGCGTTTGAGGCGCTATCCAGTGTATTGTCACCCTCTGGCTTTATTGAGGCCTGTACGGTAAAAATTGGCGCCTTAGAGTTTGCTTACAAGGAGGCTTCGGGTCTTAAGGGACAAAAGGCCAAGGAAGAGATGAACGGTAAACTGGAACTGGCCGGGTGTCTGGAAATGAAGAGGTCGGCACCGAGCCTAGAACTGATTGAAACAGTAAGGAGCTAACGATGGAAACAGAACTTATATTAGCTTTGGTGTTAGCCTCCTTCGGATGCGGGTGGTACGCAAACAAGTTGTTTCTCCTACGGCGCATCGAAAAACTACTTTACGGAATTGAGGACAAAGGAGGTGATTCCCCTGAGCTTTGGGAACTTCTTAGAAAGGAAACAAGATTATGAAAACTGAAATTTACAAAACTCACGACCAGTTTTTAGACCGAAAAAACAAGAAACAAAACGGAGTCTCTCCTGAATTTGCGGAGAGCCATTCCGACTGGGAAAAAGAAAACGAGACCAATAATGGGTGCTGGGATTGCTCAGAATGCTCATATTGCTTATACTGCTCAGGCTGCTCACATTGCTTATACTGCTCAGACTGCTCAGACTGCTCACGTTGCTTAGAATGCTCACGTTGCTCAGACTGCTCAGACTGCTCACATTGCTTAGAATGCTCATATTGCTTATACTGCTCACATTGCTTATACTGCTCAGACTGCTCAGACTGCTCAGACTGCTCACATTGCTTAGAATGCTCACGTTGTTCAGACTGCTCAGACTACTCAGGCTGCGCAGGCGACTCAGACTACTCTAGGTTTGAAATGCCTGAGATTCCGGTTATCAAGTCAATACATCAAGAAATTTTGAGGGCGGTTTCCTCTCAGGGTTGTACGTTAAAAATGGATTTATGGCACACATGCAAAACGACCCATTGCCGTGGGGGATGGGTTGTGATCCTAGCGGGTGAGAAAGGAAGGGCTCTTGAGAAGGAGACCTCAACCTTTTTTGCCGCCATGCAAATTTACCGCAAGTCGAGTCCTGAGATTAAAGTCAGCCCTGCCAGATTCTTTGATTCAGACGATAAAGCCATGGAAGATATTAGGAAATGCGCTGAGCTAGAATCTCAGGTGAAATGAACCATGATATACCTGCTAAAACGAGCGGACGAAACCGGATGGGACGAATACGAAGGGAAAATCATTCGAGCCAGCAGTGAGCAGGAGGCGAGAGACATAGCCAACCAAAAAACGGGAGATGAAGGCCAGATATGGTCTAACCCGGAAAAAGTGACCTGCGAACCGTGTTACGCAGATGGCGCGAGCGGCGCATTACTGGAGGCGTTCCATGCAGGATAGAAAGTGGCCTACCAACTGGATGAACAATGAAAAATTTTGATAGCATGGCAAAAGCCCGGCAACAGAATCACAAGCGGTGTTGTCGAACGAGGAAGAATGGCCGCGTGAAAGACTTCCTAGTCCGTTAAATGACCAAGAAAAGCCACGTTTTTGGCCAGCCCCTATGGGGGTGCGGACAATGGTATGCTATCAAAGTTTTATGGATGAACAATAGTTTCCCGAAAGGGAATTGAGAAAGGAAACAAGATTGTGATTACGAACATTGAAAAGTGGTGGGAAGATAATGGACATGTTTTTTTACCAGGTCTTAAAGGTATGATCTGTGATGCTTACCTGCAAGGCATGGAAGATGTGGTTCAAGAGTTGTCTGCCAGACTCAAAGTCACTGCCACAAGGGAAGATGAGAAAAGCAAAATATAATTTGAGACAAAACAATGAGAGCCACCCGGAAAACTAGGTTGCCCATAGAGTCCCGTACACGGTCGGGAACGATAAAGGATGGAAACCTCATCGGAGTAGTCTCGTTGGGGAGGGGCGCATGTACCCCTCACCAGAAAAACATGCCGCCTGGCAGGCGCGTTAGTCCTGCCACTAATTAAACAAAAGGAAATAAAATGGAAAAAGATTATGTTATCGTCCGAACTTATTCAGCAGGGGTTTTTGCTGGAAAAATCAAAAAAAGAAAAGGCCGGGAAGTCGTCATGTCAAAAGCTCGAAGGCTGTGGTATTGGAAGGGGGCTGCCACCCTTTCACAGTTAGCAATGGAAGGTGTAAAATTTCCCCTGGAATGTAAGTTTCCTTGCGAAGTGGAGGAAATTATTCTCACGGAAGTTATTGAAATACTAAAAACAACTTTAGCCTCGGAAAAGTCAATTAAGGGGGTTCCGGTATGGAAAGCTTAATAATTACAAGCACTGGCTATGGCTGTGGCGATGGCTATGGCTCTGGCTCTGGCTCTGGCTCTGGCACTAGCTATGGCTGTGGCGATGGCGATGGCTCTGGCTCTGGCACTAGCTATGGCACTGGCACTGACTATGGCTAGGCTATGTAAGATCGAACCCGGCTCTTATAGCTGAGGCTACCGTTTTTTTGAAAGACAAAAATTTGGCCTGCTGGTGTAAATTGTCAGAGAAGTGCCACGCCGATGTGCTTCTGGAAACTTGTAACAAATGAAACCTAAAATCAAAGGCAATTAAGAAACCAATGAAAATTGAAACTGCAAGAGAAATGAAATTCTCAATGCTACAAGTCTTTCAAGGCGATGCGTTAAAAATGCTGAAGAAAATTCCGGATGAGTGCGTGCAATGCTGCGTCACTTCACCGCCATACTGGGGGTTGCGGGACTATGGAGTTAATGGTCAGATCGGCCTGGAGCCGACGCCGGACGAGTACGTGGCCACGATGGTCACAGTGTTTGGCGCGGTACGTCGCGTGCTGCGTGACGATGGGACGTGCTGGATAAACTTAGGGGATTCGTATTGGGGTGGTAAAGGGCATATCTACAAACCAAAAGACTTGGCGGGCATCCCCTGGCGAGTGGCCTTCGCGTTGCAGGCCGCTGGCTGGTATCTGCGCAGCGATATTATTTGGAGCAAGCCAAACCCTATGCCGGAATCGGTGACGGACAGGCCAACGAAAGCCCATGAGTATATTTTTCTGATGAGCAAGAGTGCGAAGTATTTTTATGATTCGGAGGCGATAAAAGAACCGCTCAAGGACACTTCTGCAGCAAGGTTAATTCAGGACGTTGAGAATCAGGCAGGAAGCAAGAGAGTACCAGGAAAGACGAACGGAACCATGAAGGCGGTATGTAAAGACTGGACACCAGATATGGGCGGCGGGGGATCTTCTTATATTGACGGGCATAGCGGATACTTCAATAAAGAAGGCAATCCACTTTGCGGTGTGATGGCCAACAAGAAAAACGTCTG